TCAATAATTTCATCAACAGCAAATGTCTTATCGAACGTTACTGTTCCGGAAGTAGTATTAGCCATTTGCTACCTCCTAATACGATTTAGTTAACTCTAATACAATCGTATACGCATCATTATTTGTATGATGTAAAGTTGTTAAAGCCACGTCTCCGCTTACACCAGTAGCTTCTGTATTTTTTAAACCACCAAAAGATCTATAATCAAAATGTCCATTGGTAGGTTCTAAAGCTACACCGCCACCTAAAATTAATGCTTTGACATTAGTGTCAGCAGCCCATTCTAGATCAATTCTCATGCCTGAAATTGAGTACCATACTTGTGTAATATGAACTCTTGAGCATGCTGCGCCTGTGTGAGAATTTGAGTTTAAAGCTGAAACATCAACTTTTACTACCGATGCTTCACCATTACCATCAGAGATGTTTGTAAATTTCATTACAGCGGTTCTATCACCGTCTACTAATGTTTGACTTGTTACTGCGTCTGCCATGTTTTCCTCCTGTTAGAGAGAGGGAGCCGAAGCTCCCGCTCTAATTTAAGTTTATTTATTAGCCGTTATTGTAATCAAAAGCTGCGCCAGTGATTTTAATAACTAATTTACCTGCTGTGTAAGCTGCTTCAGTAGCATCTCCAGTAGTCAAGTAAAGATATTTTTTACTTAATGCCGCAAGTGTTGCTCCACCATCAGCAGAAACATACATACCTAAAGTTAAGTCACCATTATTAAGTAATACTGTTCCACTAGATACTGCTGCATTTTCTGCATCAGTAGCTGTAGCACCACATACTAAATTAATATCTGGATCTCCACCTGTTGGTACTTCTAAACATGCAAATTCTATTTCAAATGGAATACCATTAACTCCAGTTGTTAGTTCTGCGATGTAAGCATTAGCTGCTCCACCATCAGTACCAATAATATCATTTGCAGCACCACCAGAAGCTAATCCACCATGTAGATCGATTAGAATAGTAGTGTAGATAAGACCACCAACTTTATTCACAAATGTGCTAATTGCATCATCAGCAATTCCTGTGCCATGATCATTAGGTGTAACTTTAAAAATAGTTGCTGCTGTACCTAAACTTGCATTGTTAGTACCTGTTGAAGTACCTGCTGCTACAATGTTGTTTCCAGTGCTTGCAACTTTTTCTATTTCCATACCACCCGCTGCTTTTATAACAGCATAGTCTACAAATGCTCCTGTAGTAGTGTTCTTAGTTGTTGCTTTTATATCGCCATCGGAACGTACCGTTCCATTAAACGTTGTTGTTGCCATAATTAAATCCTCCTAGTTTCTGAACATAGTCTCTAGGCCGTCGACTACACGCGTCTATGTTCTAAATTAATTGTATAGTGACAAATTTATATGTTATTTTTTAATGAAGTGCAAGCGATCCCTGCATAAAAGTACGATTTCAGCGATGTGGCGTTTATTTAAGTTGCCACAGAAACTTGGGCCGCAGAACGTTCAATTGCATTTTCTCTATCTGCAATTTTAGATTCTTCCAATTTGATCTCAGTAATAATACCTTTAATTGTATTATCAATTTCGACCATGTTGAGAGTATATTTTCCACTTTGCTCATACTCCAACTGCCACCTCAACTCCAAGGACCTCTTTTGTTTGTATAGGTCTTCGGTCATTTATAACCTCCTCATAGGTTATTCGATGGGGAGTGTCTTTAAACATTCCCTCTGATTCCCACTTTATACTCTTATCTCCTAATTTGTCAAGGATTGATTCTTCAAGAGAAATAGCGTTATCTTCAGACAAAACTTCAAATTTTGCATGATAATCATACGCCCATATATGTATTAGGAATTTTTTAAGCATTTCTTACCTTATTTGTAAAATGTGGCGGAACTATGTCCCGCCACAAATTTATATTGGATTACGCACCCTCTACACCGAAGATACCTCTATAGTCAGACACTCCAAATGAGTATCTTTCTCTAGCTTTGTATCTAACGTTGCCAGTATCGAAATCACCTTCCATAGCAGTTTTTAAAGCTGCTCTTTGGAACATTTTCATACCGTTAGGGACATCAGTAATGATGTACCAACTATCTGTATCAGTTAAGAAATTGTTCACTCTATAACCTTGAGGAACCATTCCCATTGATGCTACAGCGTTGATATCATTATCTGCTGTTCCAGTTCTGCCAGGAGATTTCATCAATCTCTCAACATTGAACTGATTAGCTGAAGGAACAATTGCTTTTATTCCTCTCGCTGCGACTCTTATTCCACGTTCATCCGTCATGCCAGCAATGTCAATCAATGCTTGCTCTAATGATGTTTCGTTTAAGTCTGCTTGCGTTGTTAAAGTATTTTTAACTACTGTTCCACTAACCGTTGGGTGGTTAGTTGAAAATAGAGAAACCGCATCACCAGAATCAAAATTATCCGTTGAAGGAAGACCTTGAATCAAAGGTGTTACCGCTTTTACTTGTTTCGCATTAGACATAGATCTTGCTAAAGCTTTTGTATATCTAGACGCAAGTCTGTCATACAAATTATCTTCAATAGCTTCTTCAGTTATTGAGAATGCTAAAGCAATAGTGTCGTGTGTGTAACGTGCAGTGTAAGTTTCTTGCGCTTCATCGTATGATACGCCTGATCCTTCCACTTTAACGTTTGCGTTTGCAAAACCACTTAACATTACTTCTTCTTCAAAAGCTCTGTCAGATGATTCTGTTGTATAAATTTCAGCGTGCTGATTTTCATACTGTTTGTACTCCAGGCCGAATAGTGCATTCAAACCTGGTTCTAGTTCTTTCACTAGCTGTGCTCGTGATATAGCCATGTTATTATGCTCCTATTATGTTCCAGTTCCGACAAATTCGGACAAGTTCTGAACAACTTCTAGAGAACAATAAGCTGCTGTAAGGTCGTTGTTTTCAACTTCCTCAGCACTTCTTAATAATCTCCAAGAGTGTGTTGTTGCATGCGTTGCGCCGATGTCAAGAGTTGTTGACGATTTACCTGTTGAAGTACTTCCACCTGTATTTGCATACACGGAGAAAGTTTCCATAAACTTCACGTGAGCTGCAGGAACTGAACTAGCTACTGCTGCATCTGAAGCTATAGTATACTTCTGGAAAGGATAATCATTAACAAACGCTTGTGTGTCTTCACTGTTTGCTGGAGTAATTGTTGCATCGTACCAATGTGCCCATGTAGGCTTCAAAGTAGACGCTGCTGTATAGTAGATACCGTAAAGAACACCTATAGTCGTAACTGTAGTTGCACTTTCACCAGTGATCATATAACCGCCTGACGATTTCATCGCCATACCGTTAAAAAGATCAACAGTAGCACCGGCATCAATCCAGTATTGAGAAAGACCTTGAGTCGCAGGTATATTACCTAACGTTCCACTTGTTCTAAATCCAAAACCGGCTGAGTTTCTATTAGCCATGTTATTACTCCTTTAATGTTTACATAAATGTAAACGGGTTGATTTAAATCGATAGTTTAAGAAATATTATTTCTTTGTACCACCGAAGGTTACGCGAGATTGCCTGTCAACATTGATAGGCATACTCTTATGCTCTTCCCTCATTAAATCGTTTTCAACTGCTTCGTTCTGACCTTCTGCTTGTTTAGCAAAATATTCAGTACGAGACTTCGCAATTTCTTCGGGCACCCTTGCGAGTACAAGGCCACCAACCCCGATAATCCCCTTGTATTTTCCTTCAGTGACTACAGGATAATCTTGATCTTTATATTCATCGGCTCTCACCAATTCATAACCAGATCTTAATCTTCCAGAGATATTTTTAGAATCTTGAAA